GTATACTCTGACACTCCGTAAAACGCCGGTACTTGGTTACCTACGTTAATCTCGTAGTTAGTAAATGTTGTTTCAAAGTCGTATGCCCACTTAACAAAGATAGTTTCTTCGTTAGCCCCAATCAGCGTAGGCTTAATCTTTTTTACAATCTTAGTTTTACTAGGATCTCCAAACGTTAGCGCAGGGCTAAAGTATCGAAAGCGGTAAACAGATGTGTTATCTAAAAACGTACCGTATTTACCAATACCGTCTGTTGTTCCTATGTACAGTGTACCGTCTGTGTCCCTTTCAAATGACTTGTGACCAACAGAAGTCCACCGTGTTGTCCTGTACGAGTTATTCTCTAGTCTACCCTTTAAGTCAAAACAGTAGATTGTTGCTTGACTAGGAAAACAAATAAGATAAAACGAGTTTTCTGGGCTGTACACAGACGCCATAGGTTCTGTTTCAGCATCAATAACTTCAATAATTTCTGTTTTTACGTTTACGCTTAAGTCTGTAATCGGCAGTGCCTTTTCTTGTACTGCACGGCCCAAGCTACGCAAGCCTGAGTTAGACATAAACAGTATGTCTGTACCGATAGACTGCACAGTGTTTCGATCAATACAACCTACGCCAGATACAGTGTCGGCTAACGTCATAGATGCAGGACTAGTGGCACCCTCGTACAACAATATGCTGTGTTGTCCAAAGATAACTAAGTTGTTGTTGTGTGCCGCTAGTGCTACAACCTCGTCGTAACCATCGGGCCACGCTTTTGTAACGTCAATAGAACCGCTAGAACCTGAGTTAAAATTGTGACCAACTAAAAGATCAGACCAATAAATTGTTGTGTTATCTGTTGCGTTACCCACAACGAACAACCTACCAAAAGCGGCTAACACTTCGTTTCCGTAGTGATCTGATGTAACGTGTGCACCGCCAACGCTAGACATTTTAGTAACAGCGCCTAAACTGCTGCTGTACACCAGAGGCTCGTAACCACGCTGGAAAAAATAAGCATGATCATTAAAGTTTACAATCTTCCAATCGTTAGCACTAATCGTGTATGACCCCGGCGTAGCGTCAACCAAAGTAGTTGTGCCTGTCATAATCTTGTTGTTGCCTGTGCTGAAGATTACTTCGTTGTTTGCATCGTCGTAAAAGTGGTGAATCTTGTGTATGTAATCAGTACCTAATTCTGTTTTGTCAGTCGTTAAAACATCAATACCCTTACGTGCCGCAATACGTCCACGTTTGTCAATTACAGCATTATCCGCAACATCCGCAAACGAGGGATCTTGTGCTATCGGAGAATCCTCTGTGTTAACTCCCTTAAAGCCGGGAGCAACTAGGTTAATACTTTGTAGTGGCTGGGCCATACGTGCTCCTACGGGGTATAAAAGATAGTTTCTTCTGGGTGCTTCTGTGCATCCAGTGCAATCGCATCAGACAGATACTTGTCAGCAATCGCAAAGTACTCTGGTGTTGACGTACCGCCTGTCTCACCACGCTCACGAGCTAACAGAGCTACCGCCATGTGGATAACTGGTTGACTAGGAATAGCCAGTGTGTCGCTGTCAGAACTCAATGCTACGTTTCTGATGACACTTTTGACCTTAATAGAGTACACACCGTCAGGCTTAGGGTACACATCAATCTGTGCATCACCTGAACCGTCTATGCCGCTAAACGTGTAGTACTGAGGTGCACCAGATGTCGGCGTGTTAACCAAAAACTTATCGTCAAACCAAATCTGCGGCTTGTACTCCATCACAAGGTTAGACGTATCGTTGACTATGTTAAGTATCTTGCCTTGGTCTTGGTAGCCCGTAAGCGAGTACGTGTAGTCATCAGCCGCCGTGGTAATCGTAAAAGTAGACCTAAGATTAGACCAATCCCAAGCGTTTTCTACGAGTTGTTTTGCGTCGTTAACAAAGTCACCAACCATCGTAGTGTACGTGTTAGTTGTGACAGTAGTTACTGTATCTTCCCGCAGACGCCTCAGTACGTTGTTTACTATGTCTAAATAGGTCATACTATACCCTCAAACAAACTTCTTTTTATTAAGTTGTCTAGTTCCATCATGTAGTCTTTTTGTGGTGTCGCAGGAGCCGTTGGTAGAGGCTGGGGTGTGTAGTCTATGCCAGCAATAAAAGGACTAAAGGCTCCAGCACCACCGCCGCCGCCACCACCGCCACCACCTGTTTCTGGAGGAGGAGCCGATGCACATTCTTCAGGGTTAGCCGCCGCATACTCAGCGCAACTACAGTCGTTACACTCAGGAGTAGTTCCACACTCCGTAGGATTAGCCGCCGCATAAGCAGGGTCGCTACAGTCTTGTGCAGGACATTGACCATCTGGGTACTCAGCTACGTTAGTTCCATCAGGACAAGTATCACATCCGCTTTCTACTGTAGCTCCGTTTTCGCAAACATTATCGCTTTGAAAACAAAGCCCATCGTCACCTTTAACAAAACCGGGCTTACACCTACAGTCCCCTTCTTCTCCGTCGTTAACGGCGTTAGGGTCGTTACAAGTTTTTGGGGTAGAGCCGCAGAACGGATCAGACACGCCTATGGTTGGATCATCAGCGCAGGCTTCTTCACAATTTACTCCATCAAACTTTGATTGTCCTTCAGGGCAACCGTTAGCTGTGCCACATAGTTCATTGTCTGGGCCGTATCCTTGAGCACCGTCAGCACACAGTTGTTCTATAGAAGTGCAAAAATCATATCCTTGTGGTTTATCAAACCCAGCGTTACATACACACTCTCCTACTTCTCCATTATTTTGAGCGTTAGGATCGTCACAACGGTTAGGCCCTTGCTGAATTGGTACGCATTCTCCAAAAGTAGGGCTGTTTATATCACTGTTATCAAATTCAAAATTATCTTTGCACTCATCCGCACAAGAACCATCGGGGTTTTGTTTTCTGTTTTCGTCCTTGCACGTTTCCCCACTTTCGTTTGATGGACATTCACAATCACCGTCAGCATTAATTTTTCCGTAAGGGGTATTGTACCCCGTTTTAGGACAATACTCTTGACCAAACGCTGAACGTAAACACCATGATCCTACCTTAACACAGTTGTTGTTTGCATCAACAACACCGACTTCGTTATTGCCTAAATCGCAATCATCCCCTTGGTTTTGTCCTCCATTATTATCACCAGACGGTACGCATTTTTGTTGTTCTAGATCAAACCGAAAATTATCTTTACAATCTCCACAACCACCATCATCACCTTCGGGTGGTTTAGTGTTAGGGTCGTTACATACCAACTCAGGAGCCGCATTAAAAATCATGCTGTTGTCTTTACCGAGTGGATCACAAGGGTCGTAAGTAATAGTTTCTCCGTCGTAGAAAAAAGCACCGTCTTGGTCAGTATCTTCAGGAAAGTAATCAGGTTCGTTGCCGCTTGGACAAGAGCCTTGACCTATGTTAGGATCAACACAAAAACCTTCAGAGTTAAACTGACCTTGGGCTATATTTAGTTGATCGCCCGGATACTTACTAGGCTCCGAAAAACAAACGACTCCGGGCGTTACGCACTCTCCATCGTCTAAACCACCTCTGCGTACTTTTCCAGCAGGGCATTCAGTAGAGGGAGTTCCATCTGGATCTGGTCCACAGTTACCGTCTGCTAAAATAATGTACTCTGAATTGTCACACTCCTGTAAACACTCGTCGTTTAAGTCGTCGTATTTTCTGCCTGTTTTTCTACAAAGTTCTTCTTCGTCTGTTAAAGTAACGTCATCATCATCATCCCCGCCTAAAGCAATACAATTACCACTAGCGTCTATTTCACCATCAGTACCCGTAGGTTCGTTTGGAGGCTGACAAGAAGCACCTTGAACAAAATTACAGTTTCCTTGTTCGTCTATTTCTCCTGTAGAATTATATGGTCCATCGCAGGGTTGTCCTGCAACAACATTAGGATCAACACACTCCCCGTTTGGTCCTGTAGGAGTAAACCCTTCTTGTTTGCAAGGACCGCATTGAAATTGACCAGACCCCTCTGAAGTTTCTACAGTTGTTTGTCCTTTTTTTTCGCACTCTTGCAAAGGAGCAAACGGTATAACAGGTATGCCTATAACGTCTTCAATTTCACTATTAATTAAGTCTTTAAACTCTTCGTATATAATGCCGCTTAAGATGGGGCCGAAAATTCCTCCTAGTGTACCTAAGATTTTTTCAGCATCTAAGTCATCAACACCGTCAAAAATATCACCAACAGAGTCAATAACCCAATTACCTAAATCTTCTAAAATTTGGGCAGGCGTACATTCTTGCTTGTCGTCTTCTCCGCAAGTTGGGTTACCGTTAATAAAATCTTCAAAAGTAGAACCTACTTTTTCTGCGGCTTCTTTTATGTCCCTAATCGTAGTGTTTTTGAATATGCCGCCTAAACCCGGAAGACCCGGAATACCTATGTCTATTAGTACTCCAATGCTTACACAATCAAGAATCCAAGTTTCAAGCTCTGTTTCTGTTCCCGGTCCAGCAGAACCGCTACACTGAGGATCTATCCCTGTAGCACCCTCTATAAAAATTTCTGCCATCTTTTTTATAGAACCGACAGGATCTTCTGGTACGTTTCCAATAAAGTCTACAAGCTCGTCGTACTTGTTTTGAAGATCATTAACAACGTCTTCGCCGTACTCTGATATTAACTCAGACAGGTCTGGGCCTTCGTCTTGACCGTACTGATCTAACCAATCATCGTAGGATGTTTCTGTTTTATTTCCTTTGTTATCAAATCCGTAAACAGTAATAACGTTTTCTGTAGCAACTCCGTTAGTTATTGTTGTTGTTGCTTTATAGAGTTCGTTTAAACCGTCATTGTTAAGATCACCAGTTTCGTAGTACTCACCTTCTCCTAAAGGCCCGTAAAACATTGGCATAAGATCTGCAAAATCACCGCGTAATACAGGGTATTTAGCAGAGGTGTCTATTTGGTTTTCATAATTAGAAGGAATAGAGTGACAACCTAAATTAGTTTGATTGCCAAATTGATCGACAGCTACAACTTTAACTGTACCTCCTGTGCATCTGGCTCCAAATTCTGACATAGTTACTTACCGCCCTTCAGTTGCATCAGCTTGTCAGCACCACGTATGCCAAAGCTGGCAGTCACGGCTACATAGAGCAAGTACTGGTAGTAATCAGGTAGTTTGTCTAGCTCATTAAACGCTAGCCCTACCCGTTGCATAATACTTAAGTCATCCATAGCGACTCCGTAACATACGGCTAACAGCGGTAACGACAGGACTACAGTGAACCACTCGTCTTTCCACGAGGTTGCACTAGCCGCCGCCATCTCTTGTTCCCACGTAGCAGTATTCTTGATG